GATGAGGGAATCTATTCAACTGGTTTACTTAATACAGACATTATTCGATTAATGAAACAAGACAAACGACTTCCTATTTGGGCTGATTCAGCAGAACCAAAATCGATTGAAGAAATTCGACGTGCTGGATTCAATATCAAATCAGTTGAAAAAGGAAAAGATTCAATCGTTTACGGAATTAGCGTTTTGCAAGACAAAGAAATTCTTGTGACGAAATCAAGTGTCAATCTTATAAAAGAATTACGTTCGTATTCTTGGGACAAAGACAAAGCGGGAAAGAAATTGAACAAACCAATTGACGACTTCAATCACGCAATTGATGCTTTGCGTTATTTCGCAATGATGCATTTTAAAAATAGTAATCGAAAATTTCGTATTTCATAAAATTATTGTATATTTGCTAGACTCGTTTTTTTACATTATTGATTAATAATGAATTTTTGAAGGCACTCACTTTTTTAAAAAGGTGAGTGTTTTTTTTTGTCCGTGACGCAAAGACGATGACGCAAGACAAAAATCCCTTATTAACAACTTACTATTAGAAAGTTTTTGATGCCCTCACGAAAAAGTTGAAATTTTGCGTCTTTGCGTCTAAGTAAGTTTAACTTATTTTAAAGAAGTCAATAATACCAACGTTTGACAAAGATAAATAATATAAAAACAATTAGACGATGATGTTTTATTTGCGTCTGTTATCAACAATTTGCGTCTTTTATTAACACGTTTGCGTCTTTTTATTAGTGATTCAGTGAAAAAATCAAATCAATAATAAATAATATAATAGAATATAATGCTTATTTAGAATGATTCTAAATAAGGAATTAAAAATTCATATAGTATTGGTATTGATATTGTAACAAAATTTTTTCAGTACTGGTTTAAAATCAGTACCGATTCAGTACCGATTTATTTATTTCCCATTTAGGGAACTTATTTCCCATTTTGGGAAATCAAAAAAAAACAATATTGGTTTTTATTGTTATATTAATATGAGAATCACTATACCAACACAATTAAGCGAAATCACCTTGAATCAGTATTTAAGGTTTTCAAAAACGTTGCAAGACAATCCAGATGACGAAACATTCGTTGCGATTCAAATGGTGTCAATATTTTGCAATTTGAAAATTGAACAAGTTATGCAAATACCAGCGTATGACTTTGAAGAAATCATTCAGCAATTGTCTGAAGTATTAAAACAGAAACCAGCACTTGTAAGACAATTTAAATTGAACGGTGTTAAATATGGTTTCGTTCCAAACTTTGATGACGAATCAATTGGAACGTTTGCTTACATTGACACGTTACTTGGTAGCGAAGACAATTGGACCAAGTTAATGTCTGGAATGTATCGACCGATTACAAAATCGTTTGGTAATATGTACGAAATTGAAAAGTTTCAAGGCGAAAAGTTCGCTGAAGAATTTGCCAATATAAAGATGGATTGTGTGATTGGGTCACTGGTTTTTTTTTGGAGTTTAAGAATGGAATTATTGAAAAATATTCTCGACTATTCAACAAAGATTCTAACGACGACGGACAATTCGGAAGTGGCGGATCTTTTCAAGAAGTCTGGGGTTGGTATCACTCAATTGTCAAAATTGCAAGAGGAAATATCTTTGACATTGAACGAGCAGAATCAACAAATTTGCATGATGCGATTACCTTCCTTTTGTATTTAAAAGAATCGGAAATCGAAGAAGCAAAAAGAATAAAAAATAAATTTGAAAAATGAAAGAATTTTACGACGTAGTCGCTTATTTAAAAGAATTGCTTGAATCAAATCCTTTGGTTCATACAATCACACACGGAACACCAGACTTAATTGATATTGATAAAAAAAATATCTATCCTTTGGCGCACTTAAACGTAATTTCTTCAAACGTTCAACCTGGAATTGTTGTGTTTAGTTTTGAGGTTACAATATTAGATATTCGAAACGTTTCAAAAGTACAAGTCAAAGACAAGTTTCTTGGTAATGACAACGAACTTGACAATTTAAATACGTGTCACGCAATTTTGAATTATGTAATTACAAAAATGAAATTGCAAAACAACGAATATGATATTGAACTATTGAACGAACCACAATTCGAACCGATGCTTTTAAAGTTTTCAAATCAGCTTGATGGTTGGCGAACAACTATTGATTTAGGAATTGCAAATGGTGTAATTGTTTGCTAAAAATATGGAACAAAAAGAAGTCAAAAAAACGTTTGAAGAATTTGGAAATTACGTCATTGAAAAGGCAAAGTCAAATTTAAAAAAAGACGGAAAAAATGCGTCTGGAAAATTATATGATTCGTTAGAATTTGAATTTAAACAAAATCAAAATTCAATTGAATTTGATTTCTTTGCTGAAGACTATTGGAAATTTGTCGACAAGGGAGTCAAAGGAAAAACAAGTTCAGCAAAAGCACCAAATTCACCATATCAATTTGGAAGTGGAACTGGAAAAAAAGGCGGACTTCGTGCATCGATTGACAAGTGGGTAATTCGAAAAGGATTGACAAACACAAGAAACGAAAAAGGACAATTCATAAATCGTAAACAAATGGTGTCAATGATTTCGTCAGCGATTTACAATCGAGGTTTGGAAACAACTGAATTTTTTAGCAAACCATTTGACGAAGCGTTCAAAAAATTACCAGATGAAATTCTGGAAGCATACGGACAAGACTTGGATAAATTTTTAATAAAAGAATTAAAATAATGAAAAAAATATTTTTGCGTTCACCTTATACAATTTCGATTAATGAAGTTGGACAAATCGGATCACGTGTTGAATTGTTTATTTGGAATGCAGATATGACAGAACCGACAATAGCGAGTTACACAATGTCAAAAAAAAATGTTTCACCAACGCAAACAGAAAACGTTTTTAATATTTCAAACAAAGCGATTGAATTTATAAAAGAAATAAATCCAGAATACACTTCAGATGTACAATTGGAATCTTTTAAAAATTGGTGTTATGCAAAAGTAAAAAGATACAAAGAAACTACTATTGATGTTTTTGAATTAATTGACGAAGAAACATTTATTTGTTTTGACGGTTACACTTCTTTTTTAAATGGTGCAAATTTATTTGATGTTGCAGATTATGTTGCGTTATTCAATCCGAATATAAAAAAATATGTAAAAGATTTTAATTCTATTTATGTAAATGTGTTTTTTGAAGTTGGTGATTATGATACTGACAACGGAACAATTGTTGAAACTTTTTCTGTTTTAGAACCTGGACTTTATAAAATTCCAATTACAAGTGATAAAGTTTTAATAAGTAAAGACGGAATAGGTCAAATATATTCAATAAAATCTGAACAATTATGCGAACCAAAATATACACCTATTATTTGTTCGTTTATAAATCGATTTGGTGGCTGGGAATTTTTAACATTTTTCAAAGCAAATCAAAAAAGTATTGAGGTTAAATCTTCGACATTTAATTTAATGCCAGAATCTTGGAATTACAATACTTATGTTGGTTCCAATAAACAATTCAATTTTAACGGAATGCAAAAGATAACTTGCAACACTGGTTGGGTTGATGAAAACTATTTTGAATTGATTCAAGACTTACTTCTTTCACCAGTTATTTTGTTAGATGACATTCCAGTTATTTGCAAATCGACATCAACTGAAAAGAAAACACAATTGAAAGAAAAAAATATAAATTACACAATAAATTTTGAATACAATTTCAACCTTATAAACGACGTAATTTAATGAATGTAAAATTATACATATATCAAGAAGTTATAATTGATTCTGAATCTGAAAGAATTGCAATTCCTATTGATTTATTTGACGATGAAGAAATCAAATTGACTTCATCTATTCAAAACATAAACGACATATCTAAAATATTTACAGATTACACGCAGTCGTTCACGATTCCAGCATCAAAAAAGAATAACGAAACTTTTCGTCATTGGTACGAAAACGAAATTGACAACGGATTCAATCAATTAATTCGTTATGATGGATTTATTGAAATTGACAATGAAATTTTTCGTGTTGGAAAATGGCAACTTGAAAGTGCGTCTGTAAAACAAAATAAAATTGAGAATTATAAAATTACTTTTTATGGTGTTTTAACTTCATTGAACGACAAATTCAAAGAAGACAAATTGAAAGACATTTTAGAATTAAACGATTATTCTTTTCAATATACTGGTGCAAATGTTCAGGATAAAATTACAACTACTTCAGATAGTGATGTATTATTTCCTTTGATTTCAAGTGATAGGATTTGGCAATATGGTTCTGGTGGTGGAAGTGATAATATAAATCATCCAAGCGGACATATTCATCATACTGAATTATTTCCAGCATTAAAAATAGCGAGAATATTTGATGCGATTGCATCAAAATACAACGTGAATTTTAGCGGAAATTTTTTGACACAATCAAGATTCACAAAAGCGTATTTGTTTTTAAAGAATAAAGAAACGTTTTTAAATTATGGTCGTAAAAAGATTTTACAATTTAACACCATTGTAAATAACAATCCGTTTGTTGGTGTTGGAATTGATAATGTAGAAATGTACCCAGTTACAATTCCGCAAGGATTTCAAACACAACAAACGTCAATCAGTTTGACTTTGTCAGCGTCTTGCAATTGGCAAGTTTCTGTTTTGCTTGGTGATAGTCAGTTATTTAATTTAAGTAATATCGGACAAATTATAAATTTTGTATTGCCTCAAAATGTTGGTGTTTACAGAATCTTTTTAAGTTGTTCCGCGCCAGTTACTTATACTGGTAATTTAGTTAGTACATTTACTGAAGTAGATTTTGAAACTGGTGCAACGACACAATTTACAACAACTGCAAATGTTATTGGTGCGACTGCGGATAGTTTTTTGGATTTGACTGCATTGATGCCAGACATTAAAGTTTCAGACTTTTTTAGTGGTATTTTAAAAATGTTCAATCTAACTGCGTTTAGTTTTGATGAAAGCAATTATACATTAGAACAACTTGAAAATTGGTATTATCAAGGTTTTATAAAAGACTTTTCACAATACACAATTACGGATTTGGATTTTCAAAGAATTAAACCTTATAAAAAAGTAAATTTCAATTACGAAAAAAGTGAAAGTATTTTAAACAAAAGATTTTCAGATACTAATCAACGTGAATTTGGTGACTTGAGTTACCCATTCAATAACGATGGAACAGATTACAATATTAAATTACCGTTTGAAAACATTTTATTTAACAAATTTACAGACACGAATTTGCAAGTTGCTTATGCGGTTAAGTCTGACTTTTCAAAATACGTTCCAAAACCGATAATATTATATCAATACGAAAATACAAGTTGTAATTTCTTTTTCAATAATGGAAGTACAACAAACGTAATCACAAATTACAATGTAATAGGTCAAGACGTTAAATATCAAAATGAAGATAACACTTTAAATTTCGGTTTGGAAATTAGTAGTTATCTTTTGGAACCAGTTTATAACACATTGTTTCAAAATTACTATTTTGACTATTTAAAAAACTTGTATAATTTAAAATCAAGAATGGTTAAGGTTTCAATGCGATTACCTTATTCAGAATTGATTAATTTAAGATTGAACGACAGAATTGTCATTCGTGACAAAAGATACATTATAAATACATTCACAACAAATTTAAAAACGTTTGAAGTTGAAATGGAATTGATACAAGATTTTAGAAGTATAAATTTCAATAATTCAAATTTTCAATTGTTAGATAATGTCGGAAAAGTATTTAGAATAAACACGACATCACGTGAACCTTTAGAGTGGGAAATTTTAGACAATCCAATTGGACAAATTATTTCTGTAACAAGTGGCGAAGATTATGTTGAAATTGAAATGCGTGGTAATTTTACTGGTGTTATGCAAACAACAAGTGTTCGAAGTAATAATAACGATATAATTTTAATTACTCAAAATGTATAATTTACAACAATTACTAAAAATCGCACAAGATTTTGAACAAAACGAAATCATTGCAAGTGCAAAAGGAAAATACCAATTTCCAAAAACATTAAAACAAATAATTAAAAAATCAAGACAATGGCAATTGAAAAAGTAATTGACGTAAAAATACAAAGCGAACAAGCGGAAGGCGCGGTAAAATCTTTAAAACAACAATTTCGTGAAGCCGTTCTTGATGTACAAAATTTAAGTGAAAAATTCGGTGCAACATCAAAAGAAGTTGTTGAAGCATCAAAACGTGCTGGTGAATTAAAAGACAAAATTGAAGACGCTAACGACGCAATAAAAGCATTCAAAGGCGAAGGGGCTTTCAATGCTACTGCAAAAGCGGTTGGTTCGGTTGCAAGTGGATTTTCAGCCGTTCAAGGTGCTATGGCATTGGTTGGAACTGAATCTGAATCAGTTGAAAAAACACTTTTAAAAGTCAATAGTGCAATGGCAATTGCAAGTGGATTGCAAGGACTTGAAGATGCTGGTCGGAGTTTCACTCAACTAAAAGCGGTTGCAATAAATGCTTTTAACGGAATAAAAACTGCAATCGGTTCGACTGGTATTGGTTTACTTGTGATTGCATTGGGTGCTATCTACACATATTGGGACGACATTAAAGAGGCGGTTTCTGGTGTTTCTGAAGAACAGAAACAATTGACTGCATTAAGTCAAAAAAATCTTGAAGCGGAAAAAGGAAAACTTGGTGCAATAGGTGAACAAGATAATATTTTAAAATTGCAAGGGAAATCTGAAAAACAGATTTTGCAAATGAAAATTGCACAAACAGACCAAACAATAAAAGCTGGTGAAATAAATCTTCAAAATCAAATTGTAAATAACAAATTATCACTTGAAGCGGAAAAAAGAAATTACAAACTTTTAAAATCTTATCTTGACTTTGTGTCAATGCCTTTGAATTTTCTGTATTCAAATGGTGCAAAAGCAATAAACGGAATTATTGATTTATTGAACAAAGTTCCTGGAATTAATATTGAAACAAAACTTGACACTAAACTTGTTGAAAAAGGTGCTGACTTTTTAACAAAATTAGTTTTTGATCCAGAAAAAACTGCGATTGAAGGGCAAAAAGTTGTTGACGAACAAAAGAAATATTTAAAAAAATTAGAAAACGACAAAGCTGGTTTACAATTGCAAATAAAAGCAATTGACAAAAAAGCATCTGACGACGCAAAACAAAAACAAGACGAACAAAACAAAAAAGTTGAAGAACAAAACCAAAAAGAAAAAGACGAACTTCAAAAACAAAAAGACGCATTAAAAGCGATTGAAGAAAAAGCGTCAAAAGAACTTGAGGATTTAAAAGCGAAAACGGATCGTGAAAAATTAGAGTTGCAAAAACAACGTGATTTGCAAGAACTTGACAATATCAAATTGTCTGAAGAAGAAAAAGGAAAAGCACGTCTTGATATTTTAGAAAAATACAGAATAAAAGGCGAAGAACTTGACGCAATTGAAGCGGAAAAGAAAACGACAAAAGAACTTGAAGACAAGCAAAAGGAATTAGAAGACCAGACACTTACTTTTGACGAACGTCGTGCAATTCTTGACGAACAAAACGCAATAATAACTGAAGGCGATTTTAAGACTGAAGAAGAACGAACAAAAGCAAAAGACGCAAATGTAAAAGCGAGAATTGAACTTGACAAATTAGAAGGAAAAGCAAAAATTGAAGCACTTGATGCCGTTTCTCAAACGTTGGCTGGTGCCTCTGAATTGCTTGGAAAAGAAACTTCGGCTGGAAAAGCGATGTCGGTTGCAAGTGCAACAATTTCGACATTCTTATCAGCACAAAAAGCGTATGATGCAACGGTTGGAATTCCTTATGTAGGTCCATTTTTAGCACCAATAAACGCTGGACTTGCAATTGCATCTGGTATAAAAAACGTTAAGTCGATTTTATCTGTAAAAGTTCCAGGCGGTGGCGGTGGTTCTTCAGCGCCTTCAATTTCATCAAGTGCGACTGGCGGTTCTACTTCAGCACCACAATTTAACGTTGTCGGAAACGCTGGAACAAATCAACTTGCATCAAGTTTAGGCAATGCAATGCAACAAAATCCGATTCAAGCATACGTTGTTTCTGGTGCGGTTACAACTGCTCAATCTTTAGACAGAAACATCATTCAAAATGCATCGATAGGATAAAAAGTTTATAACAAAATAACAAATTTTAATTATTATTATATGGAAACATTCGAAGTAATTTTCAATGAAGGTCAAACAGATGGAGTTTTTGGTATTTCTTTAGTAGAAACACCAGCAATCGAATCAAACTTTATTGCATTAAGTAAACAAAAGCAAATTAAATTGTCAACTATCGACAATGACAAAAGACTTTTACTTGGTGCGGTTTTAGTTCCAGACTTGGAAATTTACAGAAATCAAAATGGACACGAATTTTTTATTAAGTTTTCAAAAGAAACGATTCGCAAATCGATGGAAAACTTTTTTAAACAATCGTATCAACAAAATTCATCATTAGAACACGACAAAGAAATTGAAGGTGTGACTTTTGTTGAATCTTGGATAAAAGAAGACGACGTTCACGACAAGTCAGTTCAATACGGAATGAACGAACCAATTGGGACTTGGTATGCAACAATGAAAGTTGATAACGATGTTATTTGGAATGACTACGTTAAGACTGGACAAGTAAAAGGATTTTCTATTGATGGAATGTTCGATTTGGAAAAAATCAATTTAACACAAACAAATATGAATTTAACTGAACAAATTACAAATGCAATCAAAACTGGTTTTGATGCTATTTTAAATAAGACTGAAGAAGTCAAAATTGAAATGGCACAAATGAAGTTGATTGATGGTGTTACTATTTTGGAAGCGGAATCATTCGAGGCTGGTCAACCAGTTTTTATCGTTGCAGAAAATGGCGACTTGATTCCAGCACCAGTTGGTGAACACGAACTTGAAGACGACAAAATTCTTGTGATTCTTGAAGAAGGCATCATTGCTGAAATCAAAGAAAAAGAAGAAGTTGAGGTTGTTGAAGAAGAAGTTGTTGAAGAAGAAGTTGCAATGTCTGACGATGCAAACGAAAAATTGACAAACTTAATCAAAGAAATGATGATGCAATTTTCAAAACAAGTTGGAACGGAAATTGAAACAATCAAATCTGAATTGAAAACACAAATTGAAGAAATTAAACTTTCAAAAGAAGTGAAACCTTCAGTTAAATTTACACCAGAAATCAAAGAAGAAGTTTCTGTAAATTTAACAAAAAAACAAAGAATTTTAAAAAACCTAAAAAACTTAAATAACTAAAAAATGGCTACAACAACAACGGTAACATCAAACTACGAAGGCAAATCGGCTGGTGCAATAATCGGTCAAGCATTCAAAGAAATTGACACAATCGCAAAAAACATTGTGACAATTGCTGAAGACGTAAACTTCAAATTATCATTAAGAAAAATTCAGTACACTAACGGAACGACTGCATATTCTTGTGGATTCACACCAGCGGGTGCAATGGTTTTAAACGAAAACACTTTAGAACCTAAAAAATTCAAAAACGACCTTGACGTTTGTAAAGAAGATTTCCGTGCAACTTGGTCTGACGGAATAATGGGTGCAAACGCATCAAATCCAAACGCACCAGCTGACATAATGGAAGCAATTCAAATGGAAGTTTTGGGGGCAATGGCTGAAAAATTAGAAACTGACATTTGGCAAGGTTCAGACGCAAACGCTGACGAATTTGACGGATTCATCACTTTATGGACTGCTGACGATGACATTATCAAAGGTGGAAACGGATTGACAAATCCAAGTGCGGTTGTATCTGAATCAAACGTTTTAGATTCTTATTTAAAACCAGCATTGAACGCGGTTCCTTACGCATTAAGACGTAAAGAATTAGTTGTTGCGGTTTCACCAGACGTTGCACAAATGTATGCTTTCAAATTAGCAACTGCGGGTGTAACTAACGGATTAGGAAACACAGATTTCGCATTGTCAATTGGTCGTTATGCAATCGAGGTTGTAAACGGATTACCAGACAATACGGTTGCGGTTTTCGAAAGAAAAAATCTTGTTTTCGGAACTGGTTTATTAGCTGACTACAATACATTTGCATTAGTTGACGAAGACGAAATCGGTTTATTAACTGGAAAAGTTCGTGGAAAAGTTGTTTATTCGGCTGGAGTTGGATATTACAATCCAAGTGAAATCGTTTGGTTAACTTACGAAGACTAATTCACAAAAAATAAAAACCGACATTTGAAAAAGTGTCGGTTTATTAACTAATTTTAAATAAAAAAAATATATGTCTTGTTTAGTTTCAAAAGGAAAATTGCTTAATTGCAAGGACCAAAAAGGCGGAATCAAATCAATTTATTTCGCAAACGGAACGGCTGAAGATTTTGCATTCGTAATTGCATCGCATCAAGTTACATCATTGGGAACTTTAGACGAAGTTTTCAAATATGAAGTAAAAGCAACAACAAACACATTGACTGAAACTGGAACTTCTTCGGAAGACAACGGAACATTCTTTGTTGCTCAAGCATTAGCGATTACATTGCCAAAATTGTCAGCGGATTTACAAGCACAAGCACAATTGATTTGTGCTGGAAGACCAAGCGTTTTTGTTGAAGACTATAACGGAAACATTGTTCTTGTAGGTGCTTTAAATGGTACTATGTCGAATATGGTAAAACAAACTGGCGGTGCCTCTGGTGATTTATCAGGATTTTCTTTAACAATAAATGCTGAAGAAAAAGACAATTCACCATTCTTGGATTCAGCAATGAAAACTGCATTAAAATTATTAGTATCTGACGTGGTGGTTTCATAAAAATC